AAACATTATGGAATGACCTATACTTCTGCGGCCAAGGATGGAAAATTATCCCCGTTCGTGGCCAAAGAGCAGATTTCGTTTCTGAAAAGAACTTTCCGCGTACATCCAGTGCGCGGGAAAGTTGAGGCGCCGCTTGCGATGGACTCGATCTATCGATCGTTGCAGTGGAATATGCCCTCTCGTTCGGTTTCGGAGATGCGTCAGATCCTGGATACGATGATTTCTGCACTTCGTGAGCTTTACTTCCATTGCGCGGACGCTGTACAATATGAGCGTGTGCGCGCGCACATGGTACGCGCTTATGCTCGTCACTATGGTGCGCAGGAGGAAATGATTCTCTGCAAGGTTCCGACCTATGCAGAAATCATGACCTCCCTGGAGGTTTAGGCCCTTCGGGGCCTTCTTACTGCCGGTTTTGGTATAGCCGGAGGAAGGACCCACTCTCTACAGGCGGACGTGCTTGTACGCGCACGTTGCGGCTACGTAGTTGAGGTAGAGCGCTGGTCAGCTAGCGCTATATCAAGTAAAAGTACGAACCTCGTGGTGTCTATCAGTCGGGTCCCATGAGTAGAATGGCTGAAGAACTTTGATTTGACCTTTGTTGTTGATAAGCTTGAGCAGGTTGTGGACGACTATGTCGCACAACTTGTCCAATTGGAAGATGAGCTGAAAAGCAGTTCTGACCCCACGGGCGGGCTTCGATTGCGGGACTTAATGACATTGACGCACTTTCACGTTGACCCAGTGTGGCGTGAAGCATGTGTGAAGTGGCATGAACGTCTTAGTAGAATCGATGCCTTGCGCACTAGCATTGGAGTTATAAATAGTTCCATTGCGAGGATGCGACGGCCTAACCCATTCCACACAGAGTCGGAAGAGGTGAGTTCCATGACTAAAGGGAGCGTTGCCCCCGCTACGGTTTCGTTGCGGGAAAACGTTCATGATGTCGGAGGAGACTCCCCAGACGCGACGCGTGCTGGTAGTGCGAGTACGACCGTTCAAATCTCTAGCACACCCGTCGATATCTCGAATTTCTTGTCTCGTCCAGTTCAGATAGCGTCATACGCTTTAACCCTGAGTACTACGACGCAGACGTATGCGAGTTACGATATTTGGGACTTGTTTTTGCGAGATCCGAGTGTGCGTGCTAAGTTGCGCAATTTTGGTTTTTTGAGGGGCAACCTAAATGTCCGCATAGCGATGTCGGGGACTCCTTTCCATTATGGGAAGTTGCAAGTCTCCTACATTCCAAACCCTCACGGAAATGAAGTGGTGGACTACTACACCACACATTCCGTTTACGACCCGGTGTTTACCCAGTATCTATCACAGACCTATGGTGTGAAAGTGATGGATGTGAAGGATAATGCACCCTTGGACTTCCGTTTCCCATATGTGAGTCCTCAACCTATGATTCGATTGTTTAATGATGAGGCTATCGCTATGGCGACTGCCGAACCTGTTGCCGATACTACGAATCTGGGGCGCCTGTTCCTACGAACAATTAATGGCGTGGGTTGTGTTAGTCCTACTCCTTCTGCTGTCTATATCTACGTGTATGCGTGGATGGATAGCGTGGAGTTGGGATGTCCTACTGGGACAGTGATGGCAATCTCGACTGAATCGAAAGATGAAAGAGAGATTGGACCCGTAGAAAAGTTTGCTACGAATGCACTTTATGTGGCTGACGCAGTGAGCAGTGCTACAGAGGAGATTCCTGTGATTGGTTTGTGGGCCAAAGCTAGTACTTTTGTCTTGCGTGCCGTACAGGGTGTGAGTGCGATCTTCGGTTGGTCCTACCCCAATGTGGTGGAAAGACCAATGCGAATGAATCCTCAGCCCTTTCAGAATGGTGCGCAGTTGATTGGAAATGATACTGGCCTGCGAATCACTATGGATCCCAAGCAAGAGCTTACGGTTAGCCCTCATGTTGTAGCGAGAAATGACGATGAGTTAGCGTTCTCGTCTATTTGCTCTCATGAGAGTTTGGTACATACTTTCGAGTGGACTTATAATGCGGTTCCTTTTAGCACTGTCTTGTGTGAGTGGGGTGTGCATCCGCGCACCCATGTCCCCTTTACGCCACATGGAGGCGTTGCGATGGTACAGCCTAGTGCTGTGTCCTTTTGCGCAACGCCCTTTGCTTGGTGGCGGGGGAAATTGGAATACAGACTTGAGATTGTCTGCTCCAAATTTCACCGAGGCAAGCTAGCCATCCTGTTTGAACCGAACCTTTCTCAACATACGCTGATTGATGCTGCGTTGGACCTAAACAAAAAGTTCGTCAAGATGATTGATATACAAGAGACGCAGAGTGTTACTTTCTGCGTGGATTGGGCATTTTCTAAGGCATGGGCCAAGAATCTGCCAGACTCACTGACTGAACAATTGGGAGGGACCATAACGTACAACTCAGCTATGCGAGGTGCGGTCAATGGATACTGGACCGTCGTACCAGTGACTGAGCTGCAGTCTCCTGACGACAGCTCCGTCGCTATCAACGTCTATGTCAAGTCCTCTGAGATGGCGTTCAACACGCCTGTCTCTACCTACCTACCACTGAACATGAACCTGGATGCTCGGTTTTTGACTGAGTCTCGCGAAGAGGATCAGAAGGCTACCAGTGTGGATGATGTGACCTGTTTTGTTTTGAATCCTACGGGAGCTGGAACAGCACATATTTGCGAGGAGCATTTTGGAGAAACGGTAGTGTCATTTCGTGCGCTTTTGAAGCGCTTCTGGACGAGTACCGTCATGTATGGTACACTTTCTAGTGATACAAACACTCCGCAATCCTTGATAGCTACCGCGCCGATTGTGCCGGTGATACAGCCCCGGTTCAATGCTAACGCACCGGTGTCGGATTTGCTTAGCTACTTGCGGTACGCATATGTGGCTATGCGTGGAGGTCTCCGGAAACGTTTTCACGTGACCGGGGTCAATTCCACTAACTCGACGGACCACTATAAAGTGTCGTTGAGATTTCCGACCTCGACCGATGTGCCCGCTAACTTGGCCGTGAATCCGTCCAGTTCCTATGCGCCTTTGGCGCTAGAGGGGACTGTGACACACGCGCCTCGTACGAATGCGGGTGTAGAGGTTGAGCTACCGATGTACAGTAACAATCTGTACTGGTATTCTGGCTCTTACGCTCAACACGTCATCAGCGATCCTGCTTTTGAGCCGTTGTTCACGTCCGATTATGTGTTTTGGGCGGAGTTAACTCCCTTCTACACAGATCAGGTCCAGGATGTCACGTTCGTGGAGGAAACGGCTGCGGCCGAGGACTTTACATTGATGAGGTGGATCTCGTCACCTCCGTACCTGCCTGT